ATTTCTGCTCTATGGTAATTTGCTACTTCTGCATCTGTAATAATTGCAGGAACTGCCCCAATGTAATCAGGTAAAGTATAAGTATTTAAATTAGGTCTATAACTCTTATAGTAATAAATTGATTCTGCTTGTTTTACATTTGGGTCATAAGCAGGTAAAGTAGTAAACAATGGCACAGTATTTTCATAACCGCTTTCATCTATCCATTCATCACTTATATAAAATTCTGTGTTATCTTCATTGCTTCGAACTGTGCAATAATCAATGTGGTAAAGTTCTTGCCCTTTCTTTCCTTTTGTACCTACTACTTTAATATAGCAACCACCAAATAATTCATTGTCTAAAATAGTTTTTTTAGCTAAGTCGTTTAATGTTTCATACTGGTTAGGGTTATCAATAAATGATTGTAGTGCAATAACTTCTTCACCTTGCATTTCTGTTTGGTCAAATTGCCAACCTTTACCACTAATATATAGTTGTTTGCTTGTTACAATTGCGTTATGCTTTGCACTTCTGTTAAATAATAATACAAGGTATTGAGGATAGTTGTTTTCTTCACCATATTTAACCCATACTTTTGACTTTTGCTCCACGAATTGCGGAACTTTATCATTGCTAAATCCTATTTTGATAGTTCTATCTGTATAACTCATTTATTCGGGTTGGTAAACTATATTGGTATTACTTTGCACTTCGTATTCTTCTATTTCTTGTTCAGTTAAAACGACATCAACAATTCCAACTTCAACTGTTTTAGTAATATAAGGTATTGCATCATTCGCACTATCTAACTCATCGACATTGGTTAATGATGTTTGGTAAATAGTATAGTCATAAAAGCCATTTAACCCTAATTCAACAAACCCGGATAATGTATCAATTGGTAAGCAAGGTCCTTCAATAATTATAAAACTATTATATCTGTCTTTAAATAAACTTGTGTCATTTGCAATAAAATAATAATTAACATTGGTAGTCTGATTTGTAAATAAAAACAAATAAATAGGATTACTCACAGTTGAATTTTCCGTTAGAGTAACCACAACATTGTTTGTATAATTTTTTTGAAATCTTATCACTAATTATAAATATAAATAATACAAAAGTTTGCTAAAACAAAAAGCCCACTAAAATTAATCAGTAGGCTTTTGCAAAATTTATGAAAACAAATTACACTAATAAAGCTGCTATAATTGAAGGGTCTACTTCTTGAGCAAATACTTTTTCCATACCTGCGAATGTTAATGAATATCCGTTAAACTCATTCATTGCTGCTCCTGATGTTCCAGTCCCTCCTGTACATTCCATACCATTGCCACTTCCAAATAAGAAATATTGACCGCTTTTCATTTCAACAATTATCGAAGTTCTATTCTTAATAATTTGCTGTAATTTAAATTGCGTTTCATATTTCATTTTCAAGAACGCAGCCGCAATTGTTTGTTCATAAGCTACTGTTCCAATCTTAGGGTCAGTTTGAATATTGTTAGTTGTACTGTTTGCGCCACGTGGCTCTAAAGCATAAGTAAAATACTTAGTGCCACCAGTCTTTGTAATTGCTGTTACATAACCGCTCGCATTTTCAGTTATCGCTGTAATGTTTGCTTGTTCGGTTATAAACAAATTTTTTATTCCGCCTACTGTATCTTTACAGTCTAAAGCGTAACCTGCTACTATTGCACATGCCATGATTTTATAAGGGGTTTAAAGGGGGCTATTAACCCCCAAATGACTATAATGTGAACTTAACAATTTCTGCAACTTGTGATACTTGCACACCCATTTTAAATCTGTATTTAAAACGTACTAAGTCAAAGTCTTCACTATACCAGAACCTAAAGTCGTTGTCTTCCGATTCCAAATCTACACCAAGAAACATATTTGCATCTCTTAAAGCATAGATTGCATTAGTGTTGTTAAGTCCTGGAGTTGAAACTACCGTTACATTAGTACCATGTATCTTCATTTCGCCTAATGCGTTATCAGTTGCAATGAAATTGAACAAATTTGCATTTGTTAAAGCTAATTGATATAATCTGAAAATGTGAGTTCCAACGCTAACTTTTAAATCTGCTTTGTCTAAAATTTCAATTGGAATAGCTGCATATACTGCTTGCATTACACTTATCACATTTGCCGCTGTAATTGCTGTTACTGCTGTTGCAATGTAAGGTGTTGCATTCGCTTGAACTGTTCCACTTGCAGCATTGATAATCTTTACTAAACCATCGAATTGTTTTAATTGTGAGTTCCATGATGTAGTGTCACCTTGCCAAATTGCCTTTTCTGTATCTTCATTAGTTGTTCCTAAAATAGTTTCAACAAAAGCTTCATCAATACCACCAGGCAAAGCATCATAATTAGAACCAGGTGACAACAAAAGACTTGTGTATTTAGTTTCTAAATCGTTAATACACCATTGTTTGTTTACTTTTACTCTTCCAACTGTCAATACTCTAGCAGAAATAGTAGTATCCCCACTTGCCTCAAATCCACATGCATCACCATTTTGCCATATTAAAACATCGGATAATGATGGTACTTGAATTGTTGATTTTACACCTACTAATTTTTGCATTCTTGCAGCCGTTTTAGGCTCGAAAAATGAACGAGTTATTAAGGTATTCTCGTTGGTCTTTGTGTAAGCCGCTAGGCTCGTTACGTTAAATGCCATGATTTTTTATGTTTGTTTTTTTTAGTTGTTTATGAATTTTTTGTAGGCAGCTACTTTTTCAAGTGCTGACATTTGTTTATCTTTTTTGCTGAATGTTGATTGGGTTGGTTTAGGTTGCGTTACTATTGGTTCTTCTGCAATTTCATCAACAATTACTTTGATTGCTTCAAACTTTTCATTTGCTGATTTAGTAGTGCTTGCAATTGTTTCATCAATAGCTGTAAACTTGCCGAACATTTCGCCCATTTTAACTTCCATTTCAGCCATTTTAGTTTCACATGATGCCATGCGCTCTTCCATTTTTGCCATGCTGTCATCAGCCATTTCAACTTCAACTTCTTCTTTCTTTGCTTCAATAGCAGTAACTAAGCCGCCCACAGTTGTAACCTTTGTACCATCTTCTAATTCATGAACTGCATCGGGTGCTGGCATTTGATTTCCATCTTCGGCAACTACCATGATAGCAGTACCTTCAGCGATTTCACCATCCCACATTATTTCAGTTCCATCTGCTAATTTTGCACTTTTGAATTTCTCTACTTTTGCAAAATCCATTTTTAGTAAATTACCAATTTGCTTTAAAGCTTCCATCGGTGTTAGTTTTATTTTACTCATTTGTATTTTTTATTATTTCAATTATTTGTTCAATTATGTTTTGCGGCTTTTCATCTATCTTAACTGTGTTAAATATTCCTTCAACACTAAACCCTTTAAACTCGCCACTTTTTATAAAGTCATTCCAAATTTCATCATTGTCAATTTTGTAAGAACCGAACCAACTACCATCAGTTAAAGTATATCCTTTAGGTGCATTTATTCCACGCTCTTTATCAATTAAAAAACTTTCAATCATATACACACCTTCAATCATTTTGTCGCTGTTGTGCATCTCATTTACTAAGTTTGATTTACCTTGTTTAAAAAACTTATTTCTTAAATTATAAATATCTTCTTTTTGAAATACACCATAATATTCGCCCTCTTCTGTTCTGCGATAGATTGGCAATTCTGCAACCATTAACGGTCCACTAATAATTCTTTTTTCGTTATCAGCTTTGAACTTATATTGATTAGAATTAAACGCTTGCCAATTCATTTCAATAGCAGGTGAATCCACAAAAGCCACCGCTTCAAGTTGTGCTTCATCGTCTTCGCTTACTATAAATCTGTAAATTGGTAATTTATCCATTCAATAATAAATATAAGACTAAAAATTATTTGCTTTTTAGACATAAAAAAAGCGCAATGATATAAATATACCATTACGCTCTTATTAATCAATTTAAGCTATCTTATAGTTGCTTTTGTGACTATATTTTTAACTTTGTTTTGTGTGTTTGTAATATCAGTTTCGGTGACGATAACCTTTTGTACACCGCCTTTATTATTTGTTATCACTTCGCTGTTACCTCCTAATTTCGCACCGCTCAAACTAGGGGCTATTCTAGGTGCTGGTGGTGCTGCTATACCACCGCCACCGCCACCGCCACCATTTGGAACTTGTACATTTGCAATTGCATTTACATTTGCAATACCTTGTAATACTGCAACACCTGCTAAAATACTACCTAAAACACCCGTTGGGTCTATTTTTAAACTTCCTGTAAAGGCTTCTGATGCTCCTAAATAAGTATTAATAGTTGCTTGTGCTATTGCTAATGCTTTGCCCTCTGCTGTTTGTTGTCCTACTAATTGACTTAGTGAACCGAGAATGCTTACGCTTGCTTGGAGTAGTTGTTTTTTCGCTTGTA